AACCTTCTTCTTAGGATATACCACGATTTCAGTTACTATACACCCCCTCGGCGTTGGCCAGAGCTGCATGCTACCTTTGTATATACCCTCGGCAACGTCGATAAAGTCATGCGTGCCGCCTGAGTATTCCAGAGCGGCCTCAATCCAATCGCGGCATCTTTCAAGCTCTTTATCCATGAAGCCTCGTAATCGCTAAGGTTGAGGCGGGTATTGCTGGCACAGGCGAAGACGCTGCGGTGTAGTTTAAGAAGCCGCTTGTGCTGTCTATCATGTAGTTCACTTCCAAGTAGTCATTCGCCGCAACGGTAAATATTTGCGTGCGTGACGTGACCAGTGTGGCGTTATTCTGGTGCAGCGCTGTTGTCATGCCGCTGTTGGCTACGTTTGTGCCGTTCACGCTTGGCCAGAAGTAAAAGTGAACCGTGCTGGCTGATGTGGATGATATTTGCGCCGAAAACGATATGACGTATTGGCCCGCTTCTTCAAAAACAATCCTTGAAGCTGGCGTTCCCTGTGTTATTCCGTCGTTGCCGGTGGGAGCATCGTAAGTCAGCTTGTACGCTGTGTTTGCTGCTACCGGCACGACGTCAGACGTCTTCATAAAGTCAGCGTGACCATCTTCCAGAACAATCTGCCGAAACTCGCCATTCTTAGATACGACAGGGTAGCCGTTTACGTTATCCCATAAGATGACGCCGTTTTCAGACGGGTTATCCGTTGATGTTTTAAACCCAAGCTTTGCTAGGTTTTGCTGCAAGTATATTGTTAGCTGACGCCCCCACTGGCGCAAATCTGGGCCAATGGGGGGTAATACTGGAACCGGCATTACCTACGGCCCCCAGCTTTCATATCAATTCGCATGTTGCCGACCCTAAAGTCAGACAAGATCGCTCCATCAACCCGCATACGAACCTGCCGACCAGTAAATCTTACTGAAGTTGGGTTTGCAGTTGTGAATGGCCCATGACTCGTCTCAGCGCCATTTGGATAAAGCCGTGTTTTAAACGTGACGTTGACATCTCCCTGCGTTTTTTCGTCAGGGATAAGCTCAGTAACACGCGCAACTTGATCCCCCGCGCCAATAGATATTGGCCCGCTTTCGGCAAAGATTGATGAGCTATCTACGTTAAGGCCTACTTCATGTTCATAAATGTCACTGTCTGCGTTGTGGCTTGCCATGAACGGATAACGGAAGACGCCGCGCTGGACGCCAGCCGTGCGAGACAAGTTGCCGATTAGCCAATGACCTTCCTTGTAGTCATAGGCAACGTAGCGGTCTATTTCAGTCGAATTTTCGCTGCAATAAAACCACCACACCTCGCCATACTGGCCGTTGGCAAACGACCAAACCTTTGATTGTTGCGCTGGGTTAAAGTCGCCAAACACATAGTCGAACACATCGCAGGGTATTTCTTGAACGCTGTTGCCATCAAACCTGAAGAAACCGCGCTGGCCCATCCAGAACACGCCCATATCAACGTCAGACGCAGCTTTGCGGGATATTGCCCCACATGATGTGCCAACGCGCTCAAAGCCATACACATAAGGCGGGCCAAGGTATCGCGCTGTGTGGGCTGATGTATCTGTCAGGATAAGCGTCTGGCCTCGCGTTCTAACGCCCTGCATAATCTGCCCGCTATCGGCAAGCTCAATATCACCAGCCTCATTTGTAGCCGCTGGCGTCCATAATGTGTTGTTTTCGCGGTCACACCATGAAATCTTACGCGGGTTGCTCCCGCTGCCCAAGGCAAAAATAAAGCGCTCTTCCGTTACAACTAAGCCAAGATTGCCGGTAGGAGCATTTGAGATTGGCGCTGCCTTGGCTGCTGGGTTTAACTGCCACTCCAACAAGCGCCCGTCATCCTTATTGCAAGCAACCAAATACTCGCCCCAATTATCTAAATTCCATTGGGTGGCTTCTTCTGGCACAGCGTTTGCATTTTGCTGGATCGGAGTACCATAGAAGCCATCGCCGTAGAAGCCGTAACCGTATCCCGTCTCAACTTCTGCATCCTCACGGCCTGTCGCTAAATCTGTCGGAGCAATATCATAAATAGTACCACCTCCGGTCATGGCTTTAAGTTCGTTATATGAACCGCCAGCCGCATAGGCAGTGCCGTTGTTCGCTTCCCATGTATGCATCCCGCGCACTACATTCGTGCAGAACGATGTCTTGCGTTCTTGCCAGCCGCCGATTGGGCGCAAGCTGTTATCACGCCATCTGACCAAGCTGCCATCGCGCCACCGGCCAGACTGCTCTAAATCTGTTCCGTTTCGATAAAATCCAGCGGGGATGTCCAGAGGTACGAGGGTCATTTATGTAGCTCCATAAATCGTGCCAGAATTGCTTAGACTAAAAGATGTTGTTTTTTGCACGGCTGCTCCACCACTGCCGCCAACTTTTCCACTCCATGCGTCACCACCGGAAGCTCCCCAGCCGCCGCCGCCAGCTACTCGCGCTCCATCGCCTTGCGTTGCTCCATTGCCCCCAGCGGAACCCCCAGCGCCGCCTTGGCCAACTGGATCGCGCAAACCTTGTCTAATAGTTCCGCCATTAATGCTGATAAAACCACCACCAGTACCAGATAATATTCGGCCACCGCCACCGGCTCCAAGCGTCACACCGCCGTCCTGCAACCCACCAGCGCCGCCAGCGCCACCGCCAGCCATTACGCCAAAGGCCCAGTTAGTAGAACCGCTTGAGCCACTTGCGCTTAGCGAACCACCTGACCCGCCGGTTCCATATCCGGACCCCCCACTACCACCGCCAGCGCCACCGCCGCCGCCTCTAGCTCCACTGCCGCCGCCGCCAGCAATAAATGCGCCAGAATAGTTAATTATACTTACTCCACTAGATTGAACGCGAATGGCTGGGCCTCCCGCATTGCCGTTACTACTAACAGATCCACCGTCACCGCCCCGACCTATTATTTTGCCGTAATTTTTTAGGGTGCATGGAATATCAATGATTAAAGCAGCCGTAGATGTGCTGTCTGACCATACCCAAATATCGCTAGGCACAACTAAAATTCCACCAGAGCTAATAAAATTAGATATTGTGATTTGCTGTCTTTGTTTTTGACCATTGACAAGGCCCGCAGACGTAAGAGTGATTTCCCTTGATGCTCCATACCACTCCGAAAACGACATAGTTGCGCCAGAGCCTTTGCCTATTAAAACCCTTATGTCACTATCGTTAATAGATGCCTGTGAGCCTGAGCTTCCACCGGCTTCTACATGTATAGCATTAAGGCTTAATGCGCCTGATGACGGTAAAGTCATTATGCACTTCCATATGCTGTGACGTTGTTTTCAACCGTAAGCGCACCAGAGCTAGACAGCGCAAACCGTGCCGTGCCGTTATAAAAAAACTTTAAACTCGACCCAGATTGCGAAATCGTCCAATCGCCAAGGTCAATAGTTGTAGACGTTAGCGTGGTTATCGTCGCTGCAGTGTTAGAGCCACCCAGCTTGCTATCTAGCTGCGTTTGAATATTGCTAGTCACGCCGTCTGTGTGATTTATCTCTGCCGTTGTAGCTGTAACGCCGTCTAGCTTGTTTATTTCTGCCGCTGACGCAGAAACCGCCGTGCCGCCGACCTTCCATGATCCAGCAGTCAAGTCTGGGGTGCTTGCGGTATTACCGTTGAGAACGTCAACGATGTCATCAAGAGCTTGGTTAGTCGTGGTTCCCCATGTGTTCTCGCTGCCGCCAACTGTGGGTTTGGTAATGCTGATCGTCATTTAATCGCCTCGCGCTTTTTTGCACTATATATCATTTTGCCAGCAAACACTATGCTGCTTCCTGTTCTGTCCAAGTCGGATCTGTTGACCCCTGCTCTGTCCATGTCTCCGCGCCGACCGCTTGCTCCGTCCACGTTTCTGGCCCTACCGGCTCGACTTGCCACTTAAACCGCGCTGGGCCGACAATTGGCGCACCGGCCACGATGTCATCCAGCGTGATGCTGTGGATCTGCGTGATGCTTGGAACGCCGACAGTCGGGGTACCGGTAGATATGACGTCAGACGTAAGCAAAGTAACAATGTTTGCGGTTGCATTTGCAACGATTGGCGCGGCAGTTGTAATGTCGGTAGATGTTAAAGCGACATTTTCAACCAACGTAGATGCCTCTATCGTCGGAGCGCCAGCCGTAATATCTGTTGCCGCCAAGCTATGTACGCCCGTTATAACTGGCGCTTCAACGACAGGTGTGCCAGTAACAATATTCTGCGCAGGTAAGTTGTGAATTATAGACGCAGTTGAGTTATCAATGGTTGGCGCGCTTGTAGAAATACTATCCGCAGCTAATACATGATTAACAACTATATCTGACGCATCGATTGTTGCGGAGCCAGTTATAATTTCAGTGTCAAGATTGCCCTCCGCACTCGAAGAGACAATCCTGATAAATATATCGCCGCCCATACCAGAATGGTTAGCGCAATAATATTGTAAATATTGTGGCGGGTTAGCACCAAGAGTTAATTCAAGTCGCTCATATCCAAGGCCACCAGTAAATACAACTCCATCAGTATACTCAGTGCCATCAGGTGTTCTTAATCTAAAGTCGTGTATAGCCGAACCACCAGAATACATACCACTGCCAGTTAGCCAGAACCTATACATCCGGCTTTGAGATCCTGCGCCACTATGCAATTCAAGACTTGGCGTTTCAATATATGGGCCTAGCGCTCCGTCCATAGTGTCATAATCTTGCAGGTAAAACTTACCGCCAGACGCACTTACTCTAAACCCTCCCAGATGCCTTCTGAAAATATGATCTTGATCGACCAAAGGCGTATCAATCACAGGAGTACCAGCCGTGATTTCGGCAGTCGGCAGCACCCGATCAGCTTCAGGTGTGCCGACAACTGGTGCATTGGTTGTTATGCCAACAGCGCCAAGAGAATGACTTTGGCTGACTGTAGACGCCGCAACGATAGGCACACCTGATGTAATACCATCAGCGCCAATTGCTATGGTTACAATCCCATCATCTGCAAGGGTAGCTGAAGCTAATGGGCTGAAGCCAAGCATGGGTTACTCCTACGGCTTTGGATAGGCGTCTTTGATAGCCTTAATATCAGACTTCCAAGCATCCAAGCCTTCGTGATATATTTTATCTAGCTGCTCTGGAATAGGGGGGTAAGACACTACTCGATTGTGTAGCCAATCGTTTTGATTTTGCCTTGCGTTAAATTCTGCAATTTCTTCATCAGTCATCTTAACCAATGAACCATTAACCATTTTATCCATTAGCTTTCCTTGTACTTGTAAAGAAGAAATTGTCCTGAACTAATTGTGCCACCGTTAGGTCGCCACCTTATCCCACCAATTCTAGTGCTTGTGTTGTTTGCATCGTAGGAGCCGTGAATTATCGCAGCACCCGCACTTTTAGGAGCGTGGCCCCTATAAAGTATCCAGTTACCATCAGCCTTTGTGGATAAATCTAAAACAAAACCATGCCGATTAGTGTCAACAGTATAACAGTTTATGGTAGTTTGACCGCTGGCTATTGTAAGCGTTGACGATCCATCACGCCGATATGAGCAACAGCTTGTTTGCAAAACATTGCTAGCGTTCATTAGTTCAATTCTGGGGAAAGTGCTTTCTGAAAAGACAACGTATTTACCAATTATTCTGTAAACTGCGTCATCATCAAGGCTAGTAAAATCCACTTGTGAAACAGAAGAGCTAACCGTAGTTTTGCTCACAAACTCCAGCGCACCGCCGCCACCACCGCCAGCCGCAGCACCGTCGATCGTCACACTGCCGCTAGTGGCGCTGATGTCATTGGTCTGATGATTGATCGTAAGAGCCATAGTTTATACCGCCGTTGATCCTGACATTTCATCCTGCGCCATTACCCAAGCATAGCACTTGTCTAAGAATGTAGAGCCTGATGCAGCTTCTACATCTGCTAGATTTGCGCTCATGCGTTTGAAGTCTACCTCGCGGGTGTCATCGGTGGGCGAGCTTGTAGCATAAGCCGACAAGTCAATCATGACTGAGAACTTTGGATCAGTTCCACGTTGGCGTGATACAGCCGCTGTAACGATGCGGTAATATGCATTATTAAAGGCGATGCCATATTGTGAGGCACCTTCTGCGATGTTGTTCTGAATGGCCATTGGTTTCTCCTTTAGGCATAAGTTACTTCAGTGGTTCTAATATTAGCCACCCAGCGTATGTTATGGCTCGCTTCACCAGTGCAGGTGATAGCCAATGCGTTGTTAGTATTATCGGCTGAGAGAGCCATGCCCCAGCTTGATAAGTTCTGGATTACTGTAGTTGCACTGTTAGCAAGTGTGGTTGTGCCACCGTCATTCACCAGCAAGCCTTCAATACGCCATGAGGCATATGCTTGTGCGCCGTTTTGCATGGCAGTGATTGTTCCGTCGAAAGTAATACAAGTGTCAGAGTTAGCTACGATTTGGTTTGATGCTGCTGCTGAACTATTGTTTGTTGTAAGTATAGTAGCAGTAGCATCTGTTGTATCTGCAAGAAGTACAAAAATACCACCTTGTGCATCGCCACGAGAAGAAAACTTTTTACTAGCATAAGCTATTTGACCAAATCGAGTTGCTTTTGTTCCCTCGCCTAATGCTATTGAGTTTTGGCCTGTGGCCTCTGCTCCAGACCCACCACCAGCAATTGCAATAG